GTGCATATTTTCACCTCTGGCCATCTCATCTAGGTAAGCCGAAACCTTTTCGTGAGGTTGTCGCTGCTGTGACCTATGGTGATGATGTGAAGGGTTCTGTTAAAGAAGGTTACGATTGGTTTAATCACATTTCGTATGCGGCCTTCCTTAGAGAACGTGATATGGTTTTCACCATGCCAGATAAAGAATCTGAACCAACTCCCTATATGACTGATAATGATGCCGATTTTTTGAAGCGACGTAATATATATAATGAGGACACTGGGTTGATTCATGGAGCTTTGGACGAAGAGTCTATCTTCAAGAGTCTCCATACGGTTCTTGAATCCAAAGTTGTTTCCCTGGAAGACCAGTCTGCGGGGAACATCGATGGAGCCTTACGTGAATGGTGGCAATACGGTAAGGAAGTCTACGAGAAACGTAGAACAGAAATGAAGGCTGTAGCATTTGAATGCGGATTGACTGCATCCTGTAAAATGCTAGCTGAGTCATATGAAGACAGGCTTAAACACTTCGAGATACGCTATCTGGGACGTGAACCTGATCAAATCATTGACACAATTCAGGAAGAAGATTTCGTCACTATGGTAGGCGACAATTGGGATTTTTCGGCCTAAATCTCAACCGCCTTGGAGAGGCGTAAAATCTATCCACTTCGGAACTATCCGTAGTATAAGTTTAAAATAGTTGTGTATATATGGATACTACATATCATTGTAATTTACATGTTTGTATAATATATGGGAGCTTTGTACATATAGACATCCTACCCTTAGGATACCGGTATTTACTGGAGGTTTCGTCAGCCAGGGAAACATTGTCGCACATAGTAGCAGCGGGTACTGCGCTAAAGTGTTGTTAAAATTAAATCTACCTACTTCAAATAATAATAATTATTCAAATAGTCCTGGGACTGACTCAAATAGTCCTCCTGCTGGTGCTTACAGTGTCTCAAAGGCACCTCAACAGGTATCTGCACAAACTGTGCATTTTGTCGATGGAGACACACCCTGGTCTTACGACATTTCAACATCATCAGATGCAACCACACGACTTTCAGAGTTTAGTGACGCCGAACTCGGCTCCTTCCTCAGTCGACCAATCAACATTCGGCAGTTCCAATGGACTCCGCAAAGTACTAGATTGTTTGAGGTATTTGATCCGTGGACTGCTTTTTTCAGTAACGCGGACGTGAAACAGAAAATTAATAGATATCGTAATTTAAGATGCAATCTTAGGATGAAAATACTACTCAATGGCAATTCGTTTTATTATGGAAGAGCCCTAGTTTCATATAATCCGTACGTTGTATTAGATGATATAACCATCAACCGTGCGTTTTTCGAACAAGATTTGGTGGCGGCTTCACAAAAGCCCCACTTCATGCTTGATCCAACAACGTCGCAAGGTGGAGAGATGTTGTTGCCATTTCTATGGCCAGAAAATTTCCTTGATATTACTCAGCCAGAATGGGCTGCCGGTATGGGAAGAGTTACCATCCATGATTTTGACGTCTTAAGACATGCTAATGGAGGTTCTGATCCTATTACTGTAACAGTTTTTGTCTGGGCTGAGAATCTCACCCTATCTGTTCCCACTACTGCCCAGGTCCAATCTGGAACTGGAAATCGACAGTTAGATGAGTTTGGATTTCCAACTTATGTAGAACAATCTGCAGGAAGTCAACGGAAAGGCCCTTCAAAGAAGGTTAATAATACCACAGCACACGATGAATTTATGAAAGATGGTCTTATAAGCAAACCCGCATCAGCGGTTGCTAAAGCAGCCAATGTTCTTTCTATGATTCCAGTCATTGCA